AGCCAGTATTCTGTTTAGTCCGGCCGCATCCAAGTCTTTTGCTGCCCGCTGGTATGCCGTGCTGCTCATGCGTTCTTGAAACGCCCTATTGTCTCTGGCAATTCTTTCGTTTGCGGCGTTGGCGTCTCGTTGTCCGCTTCGTCCCAGGAGGCCGCCCAGTACTTGGGCGCCCCCTGCTATTGCTGCTCCCCATACCATTTAGAATCTCCCCAGGCCGACCGGATCTGCGTGCATTGGTATCGGTCGTGCTGCTTTGATGTCGTGCCAGATGTCCGCGATGAAGTGCGGTTCCGTTGGTACGGCTATTGCTCTGTCTAGTGGTGTTCCGGTGTTGCTTTCGATAAATGTTGCGCCGAGTGCTGGTAATGTTGCGAAGTCTTCGCTCAGGTTCCAGCTTGCGAGTGTTCCGCTTGCGTCGGGTCTCATGAGTCCTGTGAGTTTTGTGTTTTGGAATCGGTATTCGTTGTATCGGCCGGTATATCCGAACACCAGGTCGTCGTTGGCGGATCCGTCCGTCCAGATTTCGCGATTGAGGATGCTTTGTTCGCCGATTCCGCTGAGGACGGGATAATAGAAGTCGTATCTGGTTGATTTTCCCCAGTATCGGTCTATGCCTTGGCTATAGGTTATGTCGCCTCTTGCTTGCATCATTGCGAGTATTACGCCGTGTTCTACGAATGATTTCGTGAAGCTGTGCTGTCCCTGGCTATATCCATATCCTGCGAGTGCGCCTTTTGCGTCGTCTGCTGATGCTGTTGCCGGTTCTGTTGTCTGTGGGACAGGTGTTATTCCCACGGTTTGACTGCCTCCGCCCAAGTAGACGGGTCTTTGCGCGGTGTAGTCGGGGAATGTTACTCCCCAGTGTGCTTTGAGTGTTTCGACATATCGTGTTCCGCTCCTTGCGTCTCGTTCCAGCAGTCTTTGTGTCTGCATTGCCAGGCGTAGTTCATTGATGGTTGCCGCTGTTGCGGTGCTGAGGTCTGCTTTCAGTGTTTCGGTTGGTACGGATAGTTTGTCCAGTACGACTTGTCCACCGGCTGTTCCGTCAGTGTCCATCGCGTAGGTCGATAACCCGGTTGGGTCGTATGCGCCGATGCTTACGTTGTCGGTTGTTGTGTCCGAATAGAAGACATTCGCTTCGGTTCCGAGCGGTAGCGAAACCGCTGTTCCTTTTTGCGGCCAGGGTAATGCGCTTGTGAAATAGTCGTGTTTTTTGGCGCGTTTTAGTGGTGCGTGGTAGATGGTTCCTCCGGCCGTTCCGGTTCCCGATAGTGTGTCTGGTCCGTCGTCTGTGTCCATGTTAAGGCTGTCTTGGAGGTTTTCGTCCCGGAACCAGTCGTTCCAGCACATGACGTATGCTCGGTACGGTAGTGCCGACACTGTTACGTCGTCTGGGTCTAACGGACCTGCGGTTGGTAGGCCGAAATAGTCCCATAGTTTGCCGGCGTTTGTAGATGCGGTTCCGCCGGTCACCACCGGTATTGTGTAGTCGATTGAGTCGCCGGGGGCGTCTTGTGCGCCCATGAATTTTTCGAAGTTTTCCCACAGGATTCTGTAGGGTACGAAGAAATAGAACTGATCTATGTATAAGTTGTCCATTAATGGATGGAGTGGCGTGGCCAGTCTTGCCACGATGGTTGTTTTGCAGTTCCAGCTATCCCCTGGGATCACGTCCCATACGCCATTGGGTATCAGGTAGTCTGCGTCAAATGTCGTTTTTAGCCCGTGGCTTATGTTGAAGCTTGAGCGCGGTATGTCCGCGCGTGGTACTTGTCCGAACCGGTGCGGTGAGTTTCCTGTTTTGGTGCGTGCCATTATCCGATTTCCTTGTGGAGTTGTTCGATGTTGTCCTGGTTAACTTGTCTGCTGTTGCTAACCATTTCCAGTGCTGTGGCGAGTTTTTCGAGTTCCTCGCCTTCCATTTTTCCGGTGGTGTCGTTAAACGCTCCGATTCTGTAGAGCGTGTAATCCTCCGGATGTTTGCCGATTTCGTGGTCTGCGTCGCAGGCGATGTCCTTAAATCCTCTGACTGCCTGTCCGTCCGCTTGTGAGAAAAAAGGGCGCATGTATACGCCCGAAGCTACGTCGTAGATTGTGTAAGCGTTGAGTTTCATTTTGTTTGTTATCCTTTTAACGTACGTTTGTTTATGGTTTGAAGTTATTTAGAACTTCTGCGAGTTCTTGGTCGGTGTATCCGTTTTCTGCTTTAAGTCTTTCCCAGACCGCCGTGCTGTATCTCGTCGGTCCCTGGTTAAAGATGATGTATGAGTCGTTTGAGCTTTTTTCCCACAGTGTTTTCGGTGATGCCATTTTAGTTCCTTGGTAGTTGGCTCAGTTGAGCCTTTTTAACTTTGTATTTTGCCATTAGTCTGTCGTGTTCGTATTCGCCCGCGTTGTTGTCTCGGTATAGTTTTCTAGCTCGTTTAACCTTTTCGTAGGCGTCTGGATCTGTTTTTTCATATATTTGTTCATAGTACTTAGGTACGCTTTTATACACCCCTTTCCCTGGTATTGGACATTCGTCCGAAGGGAAGAAGTCTGTTTTGTATTTTTCATAGAAGTCTCGTCCTATTCCCGGTTTCAAGCTCATCGTCACGTATTCGGGTTCGATGTTGTATAGCTCTCCGGTTAGTGTGTTTACCTTCTGGTAGTGTTCGGCCGCTTTGTTTCCCGTTACTTTTTTGAGTATGTATCTTGCCGTGTAGGCTGCTGTTTGGTAGTTGAGGTCCCCGACCGTTGTGAAACCCTTTCCCCATATTTCTGTGAGTTCTTCTGAGACGTATGTCGTTACATCATTGCTTGCGCTATAAGGAATGCGATCGCTAAAGTCGATCCCAAAAAGGCAAGCGTGATAGTGAGGTCGATTAAGGCCCTCACCATATTCCCCACAGTGGAAATACCGTATTTTGGTCGTTTCATATTTCCTCCTGAGTCGTTTCATGAATTTCTGGAAGTGTTCTTTGTCCAGGCCGCCATCGTGCGGCAGGTTTTCGTCGTTGTACGTGAGCGTGATGAAGCAGTTGTCCTGGTGCATTTGTGCTTCGTGTACGATTCTCGCGGCCCATTCTTTACTGCGGCTAATTCTGCATCCAATGCATTGCCCGCATTTCACTTCCATTGCGGCCCCGGCCAGGGAGGATCTCTTGAAGACGATCCCCCCTTCCTCGATGTTTTCGAATCCTTTCAGCGGTGAATAGCATGTCAAAGTCTAATTCCACCGCGTACCGTCATTGCACGGTTTTTCGGGTGCTCCCGCATTACGCCTTTGGCGAACATCTTCGCCGATGTGCGTTTCCTCAATTTGCGTCTTCGTCGCATGGTTTCTTTACCTCTTGGTAAGCTATTTTTTGGGCGATTTATCGCCCGCGTGTCTCGCTTCTGACAGTATCTTCACTTGATGTATACTGTCTAGGTGACACCATACATCCTTTTGTGTGGTTTGTCTCCTCTCTCCGTTCGTAGGAGAGTTTCCCGGCCTTCCCTTGGGTCAGCCGGGTTTTTTCTTTTACTGCCCCTCTGGGGCTTCTGGTGCCGTTTCTGGCGCCGGTTCCGGGTCTACCGCGTCCCGATTTGTGGGTAGCGGTGCTGATCTCGGTGCTGCCAGTTCTGGTAGCTTTTTATGCAAGTCGTCCTGGTTGTCCGGATCGTTTACGTATTCTAGGAATTTCTCCGGACTGTTGGCGAATTGATTTCTTACTGCTGAAGGCAGTTGTTCGAACATGCTGTTGGCTCTTGCGATCTGGTTTTGTGCTTCTTGGAAGTCGAAGTCACTCCAGTCTCCATATTGGCCTCCCCATTGTTCGAGGTGTGACAGCGTTCCCATTCGCGTGTGTTTCGCGATGATGTGGTTGACGTCTGTCTCGTCTTTGAAACTTTGTTTCGTTCTTCCGTCGGTGTATTCCGTCGGTTGTTTGGTTCCTAACATGCTCATTGTTTTTGCCTCTGTAGGTATCGTTGTATGCGTTCGGGGTTTTGGTTGGCCCATTGTAGCTTTTCGGCTCTCGACATTTTTTCGAAGCCAGGTATATCCATTTTGCTCATGGTTTCGATTAGTCGTGACCGTGCTGTTTTTCCGCCTTTTAGCCCGACGCTCGCTGCTACTTTTGCGATGTTGTCTTTTGCCATTTGTGCGGTTGTATCCCACATGCTTCCGTAGTCGACGTTATTTGGCGATAGGTTTCGTTCGGCTATTGTTAGCGCGCCGCCTACGCCTTGTCCGACTTTTGCTGCTGGTGTTAATGCGTTTTTTTGAGCGTTTGTTAGTTCTGTTCTGGAGTTTATGTTGCGGATCTCCGCTTTTAGTCGAGCTGCTACGAGTGCGCTTGCGACTCCGCCAGTTATTCCTTCTTGCACGGGTTTATTTTCGTTTTGCATCGTTGCCACGCTGCCGGCCGGCGTGCTTGATGGTGATCCTATCGCCAGTATTCTGTTTAGTCCGGCCGCATCCAAGTCTTTTGCTGCCCGCTGGTATGCCGTGCTGCTCATGCGTTCTTGAAACGCCCTATTGTCTCTGGC